ATCCCAGAACATCACCAACAGCGTATCCAGATCCACCACTAGTTACAGTTACAACACCAATAGAACCACTAGCAACTTGAATATTTGCAATTGCACCAGATCCATTACCAGTGATACTCGTCAAAGCAATACCAGTATATGTGAAGTTGGATGCGGAAGGTGTTAGACCAGTTCCAACTCTGTTGGTTGTAATTCCACCAGCTTCCGTTGCACTTGTATTGATCTTGATTGCACCAAGAGACTTAACAAGATTTCCTTCGGCCGTTCTATTGCCAACCTGAGTAAACTTAGATCCAACACTAAAGTCTCTGGTAACAACGGTGCTACCAAACCCAACGTTGATTTCATGAGAATAGAACTCAAGAGGTTGTGGTCTTAATCTGGCAGTTTCAAACTTACCAACGCCAAGTTCTGGGTTATAGAGTTTGAGAGTTCCAGGGCCAGGGACGAAAGAACACTTGTTAAGAGTGAACTTAAGATCTTCAAGTTGACTTGGATCCCAAGTTGAACCATTTTGTGATTTAAACAATGAACCCATATAAGGTTGTTGAGAAACAATAGTTCTCTCACTTTCAGGAAGACTGACTGTAGACAGGTCCTCTTCACCCATTCTGGAGATATAAACCCTGTAGTTATTAGATGCGGAAAGAAGAACAAGTGCGTATTCTTTCTTACCAGCAAGATAAACAGGAGATGGGAAAGTAAATCTTGTGGCTACCGTCCCATCCTCAGAAACACTGATCTGGGATGGTTCATAAACAACTTCACCAAAAGGAACAATCGTATTTGTAGGCAGACCAGTTTGCATTGTTCTGATCTGCAGAGTTACAGGAATATTTGCATCTTTTGATTGGAAGAAGATATCACAAGAAGAAACAAATACACCGTTATCATCGACAACTTCAAATGATTCTGCAAGAGGATCGTACCACTGGTTCTGTGCAACGGTTCTCTCTTCAAATGATTGAGTTTGAACCGTTCTAGTAACAGTTTGATTGGTTACTGTGCTATCGGAGACCGTTTCTCTCTGAATGTCAACATTTCTAATACCAACCACATCTTCCTGAGTAGTATCAAGAGCACCTTCTGCGCGGAAAGAAGTTTCTGCAGTTGAAGGATTATCACTTGGGCTGAGTGAGTTAACTGGACTACTTGTAATTCTGAAGGTCTTAGTGCCCGTTGTAAATTGTGGAGTCGTTGGTAATGTTGAATTAGGAATGAACAGAGTTCCAATCAAGGCACCTTTTTCGTCACTAATCAACCTTAGATCCGTTACAGTTGCTTCAGCACCACTTGTTTGTCCAACAAGTCTCATATTTGTTGCAACATAACCAGTAAATGTTCCAAGAACTTCTTGTTGTAGAGAAGCGGTGTCAACATTAAGGACTGTACTGGTTGCTGAGTAAGTTGAACTGAGCCCAACAGTATCAGAATATGGATTTACATCATAGATGATTGATGGTGAATTGTATGCACCATACTTGTGATTTGTTTGTGCAACCCTGAATGTAATCTCTGCATTTGTTCCGTCAACTGTACCAAGTGGCATAGTTCCTTTAACAGTTTCGCCGACTTGGAATACTCCCTGAGTCATTGAGATTTCAAGAAGTTTTGGTGTTACATACTGAGTTACATCTTGATCTTCAAAGAAGACATAGAAACGTGTTCTTGGTTTGATTCTGTTTGATACAAACTCGATGTTTCTAGATCTTAAGTATGGAATAAGTTCTCTACTGATGAGTCTTGTCCCAATTGATCGAGTATCAATTCTCTCACTGGCTTGCAGTTGAATACCAGATCTAGTAAGTCCGCGATCAACACTGATATTGAGTTCACTATTAACCAGGAAACTATCCTGCATAGTGACTTCTCTTGTTCTAGAAACAAGACCTTGACTTTCTGTTGCTAACTGTTCTCCACCTTCAGTAAATCCACCTCTCCAACCAGTTGCACTTAAAACTTCTGATGACTGAATTTCTCTTGAGAGTTCTGTGGTGCTTGTATCAACAGAGCTCCACTCTTCTTGCCATGAACCCCAATCAATTGGAGCCAATCCAGTATTGGGATCTACAGAGAAGGTGTCCATGAATGATTGATATCCACCCTCAAGAATGATGTTATTAACATCAAGGCGTTTTTCCTCTACCCAGACATCACTCGCTGGATTCAATTGAGCAACACCAACCCAGTTAATAACTGCAAATGGGTTTACATTCTCAGTTCTGGTGGCAAATCTTTGTTTAATAAACTCAGATTCTGAATAGTTAAGAGTTACTACATCTCCAGTTCTTCTAAGCGCATTTGATTGAAGATCGGTTACTTGTGTGAGATCAACGTTTGGATTTGCAGTTGTTCCAATACCAATTACTTGTTCGGAACCAAGAAGAAGATCAATTCCATGAGTATAGTGCATGGGTCTAAGTTGACCTTGAGCCTTGTCAATGGATGATCTAAAGTTTGGATGTCGAATATTGTGAGATGAGTGACCTCTAAAATTATCAACAAAGAAACCAGACTTAAATCTATCAAGGCCTGTTACAGAGTCTCTAATGTTTAAATTGGCAGTGTCTGTTTCAAGGAGTGAAAGTTGTGTATAGAATTCAATATTCTTAATCCTTGTTTCAAGTCTAGAGATATCAAACATTGTATATCTCTTGTGTTTTGCAAGAACAACCGTAGTTTCTTTAGACGCATTATGCAGATATGGTCTGTTGTAAATTGTAGCTACGGTGAATGATCCTGCAGGACTTTCTGGAGCGACAGGAGCTTCAGATGGTGATCCTTTTTTGATCTCAAAGAATCCATCTTTGGAGAGGAAAATCTTATCAATTCTAGGGAGATAGAATGAATAACCAACGGTTAGTGTTTCTTCTCCAACAAGAATATTTGGCACATATGATCCAGAAGAGCTAAAATCTCTAAAGTCATATTCAAAAGGACTATCCGTATCGGAGGAAGTGTTGTAGTTCTTAACTCTTGGTCTAATATCAATATAATCCGTAACGGGTTGACCTCTAAAGGATGTCAAATCATCTTGATATGTATCTGGAGAATAACTATTAACAACACCAAGATCTCCAGTGTTACCAGAATCTACAGTGTAATGATCGAAAACGATGGCCAATCTCTTCTTTGGTTCTGGAGAATCAGAATTTCTGATGATTCTAGCATAATCATAAAACTCTGGTCTTTGTCCATTGTCGAATGTGAAGTTGGTGACAATGTTTTTGTCACCGATGATTACAGAAGATACTTCTCCAGTAATTCCAGAAGATTGGAAAATTACACTCTCACCCACAACGAATCTTAGTTCATTTTTGTAAACGATATCAACGTTACCTGCGGCTGATGTAACAACTCTAGCAACTGCACCACTAGTGGATCCAACTACCAATTCACCTTGAAGTGTATTAGTAAGGTCCGAAGATCTATTTACTAATGCGATGTTTGGAAGAATTGGGTTGGATGTAGTGCTTGATTCAAATACCGCATGTACACGAAGACCGTCAGGAACATTTAGACAAATTTCATTATCCTGAACTCTGGTTCCGTAAATTGCATTGTATGTTAACCCATCATTGAAACTGGTATTAGTTGATCCAGAATAGTCATACTTTGATCTAGAAACAACCAGTTTGCCACATCTAGAAATACTCTTTTTCTGTGGTTTTGTGTCTATTTTCTTGAGAGTGCTAACAAGAATTGCATTTGTATCTGAAACCTTACTCAAACCAACAAGAGTTACTGTCTTGAAAGTAGAATTAAATGTGACTTTCTGTGAATTTAGAGATTCAACAGTTCCATCAGAATATACGAGGTTATATCTTTCTTCATCAAATGGTTGGAAGAACTGATTTGTTTCTGATACAGTTACAGACCCTCTGTTACTGGAAACATTAAGAGAGAACTGTCTTCTAATTTGCAGTTCAGAATTACTCAGGTCTACATTTGAAATGTAAGATTCTGGCAGCCTCGTTGTGAGACTGGAATTTTTCGAATTGATCAGATTTGGTCTGAGAAGTGTGAAGTCGCTTGTCTGGATTTCTGTTGTGGTGAGACCTCCATCACAAACTCCACTTACACTAGCTCCAAGTGAAACAAGAGTAATGGTTGATCCATCAGATGAAAGAGATCCAACTCTATTGAATGTTGGATCAGAGAAACCACTTCTGTTGTAAGTTACAATATCGCCAGTTTTAATTCCAACAGAGAATCTATTTCCTGGAGCGGTTACAATACCAGCTACTCCAATAGTAAAGTTGGTTCCAACTGGAGCAAAAGAAAATCTATTAGAAAGAACGGTATCAGCATTAAAAGTATTGATGCCAACAGTTTGATAGATAGACTTTACATCATCAAAAGAATACTCTCTAACGGAAGTAATGACTCTACTATCTTGAATACCATTAATGATGATTGGTTCATCATTAATGAATTGTCCGTTTGTGGATGTGAGTGTAAGTGATTGAGAAGAACTTACATTATTCTTCAAAAATCCTTTGGCACCACTTCTTGCACCTTCAATCAGTGCAGGTGTGGTTTGAGTAAGATTAGAACTTACCGTTACTTCTGTGAATGTTTGAACATCATACAAATATACATCATACTTAGATGCATCATTAGAATATGTAGATGACTCCAGTTTATAATCATAAACTTTGGCATTTCCAATTTCTGCACCAGAAGCCGTTCCACCTACAGTCCCAACTCTTTGATCTCTAAGACTTACAACAGCAGTAGTGCCAAAACCAACGACAGGTGATCCAAATGCGTTGTTAATCTTGAGATAACTTACACCATTAAAGACAAATGATGCAGTATCAATGGTCTTTGCATCTCTTGGTTTTTCTACATCAATATATGATGTATTGAGTTTTTCGATATCATATCCCCTAACATATGCCTTACCAGGAGAAACCTGATACAACATCAAATCATTACTTGGTGTGCCACCTTGAGCCGTTTTTTGAGTTGGTAAATAAACACCACCATTACCCTGTCTGTTATTCAAAGACTCTTTAACAGACACTTGGAATGGTTTCACATAGTAATCACCACTTTCATCAAAAGTTCTTCTAGCTAACTCATCGCGGATGAGATTATAATCAGTTTTCTTAACAAACTTCTGTGTTCTTCCATTTTCTAATCTAATCAGTTCAATAAAATTCTCATCATTAAACTCATCAAGACCTTTCTTGATCAGTGTTGTTGTAATTTGGAATCTGTCTGCACCAGGAGCTGTTGCATTAGAGAAACCAGCTGCGTTATCAAATAGACTTGGGTCATCATAAGCAGTTACAATATTTTCATCGATGAAGAGACCAACTCTATAGTTTGGAGTTGCATCATATTGATCGAGAATAACCGTTTGGGATAATACTTTTACGAAAAATCCACGAATAAAGTATACACCTTCTTGAATTGCAGCTGCGCAACCAGTGGAAGTTGCATTTGATGCAATACAAGTAGCAAATGGATTATTAGATGTGATGCGGGAAAGACCGTACTCAATATTCGTATCAGTGATTAGGTTTTCTCCATCAGAAAAAGTTTCAGTGGAGAAATCACTACCCGACTTAGAATATTTTACATAAAGTGTATTATTGCCTCTTTCAGAATCCTTATCTAAAAGGTAATTTACTACAGTGGCTTCTACCCCAGACTGAGAACCTCTAATTTTCTTACCGACAAGTTGTTCAAGATACTCTGATAGTGGAATACCAAGGAAAGTATCATTTAACTCCACTGCGTAATACAGTGGGTCATATGCAATTTGACCAGGAATAACTACGGAACCTTCTTTGAAGAAGTGTTGACCAAATCTCTCAATTTGATTTTGGAGAATTGTCTGTAGCTGAGTTAATTCTCTTGCCTGTACTGGACTAGCGGGTTTAAAAAGTACCCGATTAAAGTTCTTGTCTTCATTAAAGTCATCATAATACGGAGAAACATTGAGGTTAGTCTCTTGGGGCATTTTCTTAGAACTCTAATACGATTTTGATGTCTTCTTTCTGGGTGGCACTGCGTTGGATCGCTGCCCTGTTATCTATGTATAAGATCTCACCAGAATATTTTTGAACTTCTGGTAAAGCAACACCTTGAACAAAACTTTGTCCAAGTTGAACTGATGCGGATCCAACAGTCGTTGCGGTTCCAGGATTTGCGGAACTACCAAAGCTAGTTTCAATGCCAAGAGCATCTCCACCAGTTTGTCCACTAACCACATATGTTCCACCAGCACCAATTTGCGAAGTGAAATCTATACTTCTAAACCCGTATGCAGTTGACCCAAGTCCAACTGGTGTATATAATTTCAGAACACCAGTTGATGAATCCCAGTTGGCAACATAACCAACAGCGGTAGATCCAACACCAATTGTTTGATAAACTGGAGTATCTACAGTATATGTGGTGTTTGCAATATCACCACCAGTTAAGTTTCTCAACTTCAGAGCTGTTAAGGCACTTGCTCTTGATTGAGTGAGTAAACTACCAGCAGGAGTAAGTGGGCTCTTAACTACACCAACTCTTGCAAAGTCATTTCCAGTAATGAAGTCTGGGTTTGAAGCGTCATTTTCGTAACGAGAGTAGAGAAGAACTCTAAAAGCACCCAACTCCTTATAAACATCATATCCATGTCCACCTGGAGGTGGAATAACAACTTCAAACTGAGCTACAGACGTTGTGCCAACACCAACTGCAGAAAGACCTGCAATTGCACCACCAGTTTCGGCACCAGGAGCACCAGGATAAAATTGAATTGTTCCTCTGGTGTATCCAGTACCACCATTAGTAATCGCAACGTTAGATACTTTACCTTGAGAATCTACAGTAACACTAGCTTTACCACCAGTCCCATCTCCCAAAATTGGAATATTTGAGAAAGTAGTAGAGATTGGTTGATAACCACCACCAGCATTAACAATCAATGCTGTTTCGATTTTTCCATCAACCGCGTTATTTTTTACGTCAGATGTATCTCCAGATCCCCAGCTTTCAGGAACTGGAATATAATCAATCGAATCAAATTTGATAATGTCTGATGGATTGATTGTATACAAATATTTCCAAACATATCCATCACCACTGGTTCCCGCCGATCTTGGTTCAAGACCAGTAAATGTTGGTTCATCAAGAGATCGACCCCCAAGAGGACTTTCTGGACTTTGGCCGTTATTAATACAAAGATATACTCTGTATTGACTATTCACCACATAATATTTTGCATCATAGAGGTTAGTCGATGATGTTTGAGGACTTAGATTTGTCCTAGTATAGTTGTTTTTGTACATCTCATAGACAGTTCCAGATGTCCATGTGTACTTTCTAACCAATCTCTTTACATCACCAGTGGTGAGTTTTTTGAGAGCGATCATGGTATCATAATCATCATTATACTCTCTAAACCCATCCTTAGGAGCTGGTGTATTGGTATTCCAATCGGTAGTACCATAACCAGCTGCAACATCATTGGAGTTTGGTAATCCAATAAAAGTGTAATAAGACTGTGAAGTGTCCGCTACACCAGCGACGAAATTCGCAGCATTTAATATTCTAAATTGATCTGAAATAATCGCGGGCATTTTTATTAGACTTTTTGTTTTATTTATGAGGTCTGATCAAAGTCACTATAGTTTTCACTCAGTCCTTGAACACGAACCACAAGTGGAGCAGTTGTTATTCCCGTATAACCATTTTGGTTATTGATTGTAAAGGACTGCGGATTAAGAACGTTTCTGGTGAAGTTATAGAATCTTCCCCAACTATAATTACCAATTTTTGGTGACAGACTGGTTGTTCCAAGTCCAGCCAAGGACTGAACATTGGAGAATACTGTAACAATACCAGAACTGGAGGTTACAACGGAATCAGCACGATAAACATTGTCGATGAAAGTGGTTCCAACTCCAATTACACTTGCATCCGTATTAATGGATGTCAAACCATTACCAACCACAGAGTTTGTTACAACAAAGTAGTATCCAGTTTGAATTCCACTTCTTACAATGTTACCAAATCCAGCCTGATCAAGGAAAGAACTTGAATCAAGTTCGAATTGGACCATTGGACTATCGGTTCCAACACCAGTTGCACTTGTTCCAACTCCAACGACAAGTCCATAATCACCATCACATTCAACACTTGTCACTGTTTCAATTGTAACTGGTTCTACGGAAATCAGAACCTCTACAGATTTGTTTGAATCATAACCAAATCCACCGTCAGTTATGGTGATCGCAGAAATAGTTCCAGCAGCTGAAACCGTTGCAGTAGCGGCTGCAGATACTGTCTCAGGAACACTGTATGCAATGTTGGAAGAGAGACCAACCGTTACCAGTTTTCCTCCACCAAACGTAAGTCCATTGTAATCGGTTCCTACACCAACAAACTTCTTATACCAAGTGTTTGTATCCACAGAATTGAGGACCATTCCACTCTGACCAATTGCAACCCAAACATTATCATTGTAGTAAACAGAGTTCAGGTTGAATGTTGAACCAGAAGAAACAACACTCCATGTCAATCCATTGTCTGTAGATCTTGCAATCGTTCCAGCTGCACCAACAGCAATCCACTTATCATCCGCATAGTGAACATCATTAAGTCTTGTTGTAATTGCAGTAGTAGTTACACCGGCCCAGATTTCACCATTTGTAGATCTAAGAATAGATCCATTATCACCAACAGCAACGAATAGATTTCCTCTACTTCCAACACCACGCAGGTTTTGTGAGGAATACTTACTTGTGATTACGAAAGCAGTTCCAAAACCCGATGATCCTTGTTCAGTAAACAGAATGGTTCCACCAGCACCAACAGCAACACCCTTAGTAGATCCACCAACAAAAGCGTTAAGATCTTGGGTAATAGTTGTATCTGAATAAGAATAAAGGAAACCAGTCAATGTTCTACTGTAAATTCTAGCACTATTAAATGTGGATGCATTAGAACTTACTGCGATAGTTCCACCCAAACCAACGGCTACAATGTTCGTAGAAATTCTATCAACACCAAAGAATGTTCCAAATCCACTGACACCAGTATCATTCCAAGTTACGGCATCCGAAGAAGTATTAATTCCAGATGTACTTCCGACAGCAATAAAGACACCAGATGTATAAGTTACATCATTGTATTCAATATCAGTATTAGAAGTTGATTGTGTCCAGGTTTTACCAAGTTCTTTGATTTGTTGGTATGTTGTTGCAAAAGAAACGGTTGGAACAGTTTCATAACCAAGTCCAGGATCAGTTACCGTAGCCGAAGAGATAGTTCCTCCAATAGAAACAGTGGCGGAAGCGTCAGCCTGATCTACATTATTCTCTCTAATTACGTTGATACCAACACCAGGAACTGTGTTTCTATCCGATCTATTATCATATGCACTAAAGATTGGGAATGCATTTTCGACGAAAATGGTGTCAGACGAAATACCAACATTTTGAATAATTCTAGTAGTTGGTTGCAGTTTTGCAATTAAAGTGGTTCTTGCCTTGGATAATTCCTGGCCATCGATAATCAAATCACTAGTTTGTTTTTCCCAAGAAACCATTCTTGTGAAAGCTGGATCGGTGTTAATGCCAACGCCACCATACAAGTTGGTTTGAACCTTACTTACTCCTGTAATATCGGTCACAGTTCTTCTCAACTGTTGTAAGAAGTTTCTTTCCCTCTGAAGTTGAAGTTTGTCTCCAACCTTAACAGTTTGGATTGGACTACCACTATCTACATCAGTGTTAGATCCTCTGAAGAACAGAACTTGAAGTTTACTACCAGATTTTGGAGCTTCGGTAAATTCAATCTGAGTACCACCATTAAAAATGTAATTCTCTCCAGGTCTTTGAAGAACGTCGTTTAAAACAACGAGAAGATTATTACCTGGTTCAATAGATGTATCATTTGAATCGATATTTACTATCTCTTGTGTGATACGGGTTCTGATTGTGAATACTTTGTTGGATCCATTAAATTCACCAGAAAAATCATACAATGGTAAGAGTTGACCAAAACTAAATCCAGAGAATTTATCATCATATGTCGCATTTACGGTAAATGTAAATGCACTAAATCCTGCACCAACATTTGGATCTGTGGGAATACCAGCGACTGTAAGAACATCACCATTGGCATATCCAATTCCATTATTAGTAATATTAAAGTCAATTACACTACCACCAGTACCGACTACAATTGTCGCCTCAAGACCACTGCCTTGACCGCCAGTAAACGAAACATTGGAATATGCTGTTGGGATACCAACAATAATAATTGGTGGATTTGTAGACGCATATCCAGTACCACCACTTACAGTAGTGATTCCAGTAACAGTTCCAGCTGAACCAACAGTCGCAGAAAGAACGGCGGTAGATCCAATTCCAAGTGGATTAAGAACTTGAATGTCAACAGAATTTGATGATCTATATCCAGATCCACCACCCGTTACGACAACAGATTCGATTGATCCAGCACCATTAATAATTGCAGTTGCTGCAGCCGCAACAAGGTTCTGATATCCAGATCCAAATCCTACCGTAACACGATTTACAATTCCGCCTCTAGGGAGACTTTCTCTATCATCTCCAGTAAAGAAGATAGAAGCACCAATACCAGGATCTTGTCTTTCATCCATATTGTAATCAACAGTCGGTCTCTGGAAAATATTGTTGATTAGAATGACACCATTATTAATAACTTCTACAACTCCACCCCCACCAGTTTTAGTGGTTACAATTCCAGTTACATCTTGATCATTTTGAAGAAGAGTAAAGGTCTTCCCAACACCAGTAAATCTATTTGAAAGATCATCAAATACAAAGTTTGTTGTTGGATCTTGTCGGTTAAAGATACGTCCAGCGAAACTAGATTGTGTGGAAATACCAGGTTGTAGAGTGTTGACACCTACAGGTCCATATGGAGGAGCAATGAAGTGAATTACATCTTTAACGATGTGGAAATCACCATCTTTCATGGTTACAGCCGCACCGACTGTGTGTCCAGCGGCTACACTACCAAGAACTCCACGTTCTACCTCAAGAACATTGGTTGATCCAAATCCAACTGTTTTAATTCTGATGATTTCTCTATCAATTTCTAACAAATCATTAGTGGTAACTGATGTAACACCAACAACCTTGATAGTAGTCGATCCAACACCCACGGCTTCAGTGAGAGCAACACCTACGTTCTTCTTGTAAAGAGGTGACTGAATAATTCCATCAAGGTCAATAATAACTCTATTATCTGGATTAATTGTATCGAATGAATGTAAAGATCCAGTTCCAACTGAACGGAATGTAAGTGGTTCGTTGTTAGTGACAGCAGTGTTTAATCCAGCCAGGGAGAAGTTATTGTTGTCAATCTTGATAACAAAGAGTTGACTTGGTAAGAAACTTGTGGAAACTCCACCAATAACTTTATTGGTCGTTTCGATACCAACTCTATTGTTTCCATATACTTCATTACCAGGATCATATTTAATTTTCTCACCAGTTTGGAAATTATGATTATTAATTCTAATAATCGAAGATCCAACTGAAATTACAGAGGAACTAGATCCATCAAAAGCCTTGGTGAATGGAATTTCACTTCCGTTATTTGTAGTAAGTCTAAATGATGTCAGACCAACTAGTAAAGCGCTTGTAGTCGTTCCAATTCCAGTGAAACTTCCAGAAATATCATCAATTTGATCTACCTTGTTAGAAACAATGTTGACAAACGTTGTGATGTTCTTATTTTGGAATGTAATAAACTTAGAAAGACCGTTGGCAATTGTCTCTTCAGAGGCAATATCAAAATCATCTCTATTATAGAATGACTTGATGTTGTCAATGTTAATGAACAGGGAAGTGTTAGCTGCACCAGCAGTTACTCTTAGATCTCTACTTCTAGCAAAACCAGCGGTGGAATTTGAAGAAATTACAAGATCGGAGAACTTCTTATACCCTGTTGGGTGAATGATACTTTCAACGGCATCCTTCCAAGTTGTTTCTTGAACTTCACTCTTGATCGAATAAGAGAAGTTTTGATAGTAATCACTATCTTCCAACCTTTGGAAGTCATTGTTTAACTTTCCAGTGTCCCTTTGCCAACCTTTTGGTCTTTCAGCTTTGTATCCAGTGTTGAAGAACTTTTCATATGATTTAACATCAGCAACAGTTCCTTCTGCACCAGAAACAGATCCCTTAATGACATATCCATTCAGAATTTCTGAGTTTGTATTCTCAATTCTCAAAGTATTTGTAATGGAGCTGTATCCATCATTTTCAAACACAATACCAGAGCCATTTGATGCATAGGTTACTCTTTCACCACTCAAGAACTCATCAGTCTCTACCTTTACCTCAAAAGTTGGTAAGTCACTTCTCTTAATAACTCTACCCGCACTATTATTTGGATCAAAAGTTCCACCAGTTGTTCCTAGACCAGTGATTGAGTAAGTAATTTGTGATGTGGTTGGATTTCTAGTGGCAACAGTAAAGAATGCATAATCATAATCATCAGAATTATATCCACCAGTTGTCAGAGGAGATGTTGTAACTCCAACCCCTTCTACAAAAATCTTGTCCCCAACTACAAATGGGAAGTTAGATCCATCTGCAGCCCAACCATTTGTAGGTTGAGAAATTGTTAGGAAATTAGTCGATCCATTTGAAGATGCAGTTACAATACCAATACCGTTACTGTTTCTAACAGCAAATATTCTTGCGGGGTTAGAAACATCATTAAATCCACGAGCAGCACTAAGAACATCAACAGAATCGATGGAGGTTCCTTCAAGATTTGCACGAAGTTGAATATCCGACCTACCAGCTACAACAAGATCTGGTGCAGTTAGATAATTTCTTCCAGTCGTCACAACTCCAACCTCAGAAATCTTATAATTCTTGGTCAGAGTGACAAAGGATGGAATATCAATCTTTGGTTTTACTGATTTGTCTGATGGATAATCAAATCCAATCTTTATAACTTCATCAAATCTTGATTTACCAATGTTTTCATCATACACACGAAGAACAGCGTTGAAACCAGAAGTTGTTCTTACAGTACTAATTCCAGGAGACTTTTCATAACCAACACCAGGGAAAGTAACATCGATTTCATTAATTGGTCCAACAGCAGTAGCTGAATTGGTTACATATTTGAAAGTGGTAATTCCAGATGATGTATATGAAGAAGATTCTGGTTTTTCCTTAACTTGATACTTATATTGAGTGATAGAAGTTGTTGTAATTCCAAAGGTTCCAGAATATACACTATTATTAATTACAATTTTTGATCCATTGACAACATCTTCATCAGGAGAACTATCTCTCTTTGATACATCGATAGTATCAAGATTAGTTGGAATTAATCTGTAATACAGAACAGGTGGAACATTTCCAGAAAGTTTGAGGTTTACCAAAGCTCCAGATGAACCAGATGTTCCACTTCTAGTTACTTCAGTACTAATTCCAAAACCATCATATCTGTTAATGAAGTCTTGATCTTCAAAGAATTCAAGTTTGAGATCAGACAAGCTACTATCAGAAACAGCAAATCCAATGGTTCTACCTCTAGTAGCAGTTATCAATGGATTGATTTTTGCAATCTTATGAATACCAGAACCAAAGGTTGTAATTCCAATGTAGTTGTTATTAAATCCTACAGCATCAACATAATTTGTTGATAATCTAAATCTATTATCATCAATTTTTTTAATATAATATTCGCCTTTGTTGATGAGAGGTGATGCTGGATTAGATGAGATATAAAGTACTTTGTCACCACTCTTAAATTCATGATTACTAATTGTAATAATAGAAACTGAAGTACCAACACCTACAGCCGATGTTCCAAAATACTTTGGATCTACGATTGTTTTTCTAGCAACAGTGTCATATTCAATGGATTTAGATAATGTAGAACTTGGCAGAACATTTACTGTTACTTTATCACTTGTTCTTAAATTGTGGTTAGTAGAAGTACCAACGGTAACATCATATCTCTTCACAGAACCAACATACTCTTTATTCTGTGTTGTAAATGAGTGTTCTACACCAGTATCATTTTGAACTGGTAAGAAATATAGAGATGTTGATGTTGTTCCAATTCCAGTTTGAGTGGTTGTGATACCAAGGAGATTTTGTCCTTTATTGACTGCATATACAGTCTGACCATCAACAAGATCAAATGGATTTGCTAAGTTTAAAGTATTTGATACAGTTAAAGCTACTCCAACAAGTCCTCTACCATAGACCAATTTTTCTCCAGTCCTAAAACCATGATTTGCAATCGTAATACTGTTGTCTGCAGTAGAGCCAGAGGGAGGTAATTGATGATTTGTGAGTATTGTTCCATCGTTTGATTTTACCCTTATTACAGTAGTTGTTCCAACCCCAGCAACAGACTGAACAACTACTGTTGTCCCGATACCGATGGAATTTTGTGGATTAAATACAATCTTCTTGTTTGGATCAATAGACAGATCAGTTTTAACACCAACAATGAAAGTGAACTTCCGTTGATCCACTGTCAACAGTTCACCAGCTGCATAGGAAGTTACAAGTCCTGCCTGACGACGAACTCTATATTTGTTGTTTACCCGATCAATAGACAGAACGCGAAGTCTTTCGGGAGTTGATCCCACAATCAACACATCATCTACGGAAATCGCATTAGATGACCCAGAAAGTTCCAGATTGAGAGTTGTGGTAATTCCTGTTGCGCCACTTGTACCAATACCAACGTCAAGTCTAGCTGTTACGGAGGAAACTGCAATTGTTCTTGCACCTTCAATAAAACTGAGTTCACCAGTTCCAATACCACTTACGATTACAATATCGTTGTTTGATAAATTGTGAGACGTTGTTGCAATACCAGTTACAACTTGATTATCATAATTAAATGCAATGTTATCAACCGTAGTTTCTGTATATGAAATTTGAGTGATTCCTCTTCCAACAACCGTCTTAATTTTGGCTGAGGCAGAGTTACCACCAGAGTTCCGATTATTGAAAACTAGTCTTTCTCCAACTTTATATCTGTCACCACCATTAATTACAGTAACTGTACTAATACCAATTGGTTTGATGGATCTTACCGCAAGTTCTGTAAACTGTAGATTATTGGTGATAAGATAATCATATTCCGATCCAGAAAATCCAAATTTGTATGGATATGTATTTCTTACAAGATTACCGCTGTTCAGAATGGAGAGATTTTGAGTGGAGGATGGTTGTTCATTAAATGAATTCTTCTCAAACTTAAATCCATTCAAGATATATGGGAACAGAGGTTCTCTATTACTTACAAATGGGATTTCGGAACTGTTTGATGCATTAATTGTGCAGAAATATGCATATACACCATTGGGGTATTCTGGTGTCTTACAGAATCTACCATTATACTCATCTAGGTCACCATCAGCTGTGTAGTTCCAATCATTCACGAAGAATCCAAGAGGATATACAGTCGTTGGTGGTCTATTCGACTTAGTGTCTAAAGTATAACTTGGGATCAATCTACGAACAGTTCCACCAGTTGCTGACGAATATCCATATGGTCCATAGATAGGCGATCCATCATAAGCCCAACCAACAATAGGTGAGTGAGAAACTGTTGACTTTTCTACAAAATTACTTTCAATATTATCACCAAGAAGCAATCTCAGTTTCCTTGGCAAATACGCATGAGAGTACTTACTTCCATAGTCCGTATTTTGACTTGGAATAATAATACCATCATCATTTTCATTGATAGTCTTTTTGTACTTCTGTACAAAATCAACATCCCACTTCTTGACATCAGCTCTAAACTTAGCACCACTACCAACAGGTGTAACTGTAATAGTAGTGTCTCTCTGAAAATAACCAGCACCTTTATCTACAATACTTACAGATGTAATGACGCCATTAGTAACCGTAGGAACAAGTTTTGCATACTTTCCACTTCCGTTGACAGTTAATGTTGGAGGAGTTGCATATCCACTACCACCAGTCTTGATTAAAGCCTGATTGATTTCACCATTCAGAACAACAACATCAATCTCAGCTCCACTACCATTAGAAATGGTTACATTGGGTCTTCTATGTACGTTAAATGTATCAGTTACACCATATCCACTTCCAACACTTGTGATTTGAACATCACTTATTGATCCAGTGCAGACAGGTCTAACTCTTGGACTGGAAATAGAAGTATTTGCAACACCAGAAATTACATCAATACTTACATTGATATCTGGATACTTAAATGTGTGTGTACCAGCTCCAACAGATCTTAAATCAACAAAACTATTCTTATCAAAGTTTTGAGTTGTAGATGTTGTACCAATACCAGCATCAGCAACTCTAAATCTGTTTGTGTCTACTTTAATAACGTAATAATTGGTTGATGCAGAAAGGCCACCAATTACACTTCCACTTGAAGAATACTCAATAAGATCTCCAGATTCAAATCCATGATTTCTAAAGTACACATAGTCATCGGATGTATTAATGCCACTTCTAATATCATCAGAAATTGAAGATGGTGGATAGATTACAGAATTTACTGTAGTTTTTCTGTTTGAATATCCTGATCCAGAATTTTCAATTACAATTTTATCAATTACGTTTCTTTCTGTTGTGGCTTTAAGTGTATTAGTACCAGCGGACTTACTTGTCAAGTTAATTGGATTTAATCCAGCCAAAGCGTCATCATATGTGTTCATCAATTGAACGATGGTGTCACTTACTTTATGAACATAATACAGTGAACCATTAACAAGACCACCAACAGATGCGTAGTTATCCGCCTTAGTATAAACTACAGATTCTCCGTTAAAGAAGAGATGATTTGATCCGAATATAATTTGATTTCCAGAAATATTGACATCAATGTCAGCATTAAATGTTTTCGTATTTCTCTGTGGTCTAAGTCTTGCAGAAGCCGTTGCGCCAGATCCATTACCACCAGTAATTTTTACGGAAGGAACTTTTTTAATATCATATCCACCATAAAGCAACTCAATAGACTTGAAAGTTCCGTTTTCAACAACTGCGTATGCAGTAGCTCCAGAACCAACCGTATCACCAATGTGAATATTTGGTGAGTTGATTACATCATATCCAGATCCACCATTTTCAACATCAATATTTTCTACAGAGCCATAGTAAATTGAATCTCCAGATCTATTTGAAAAAATTTCAACACCATTATTGAACATTCCAATATTTTCATTCTTAAGAGGTTTATCAAACTCTTTAAGTTCTGGTGTTACGGGAAATTCTCTTAAGAAGTTCTGATATTGAAGTTTTTTGTTAGAGAGTTCTAATGGGAGAACAAAGTGAGTTGTCCCGGCTCCAGAAAGAGAGATAAATCTCTTCGAATATGCATCAGACAAACTATTTGAAAGTGAAATAGTATCAGTATCAATTCTGGTTACTGCATACGTGGTTCCCGTTGTTAGTCCACCAATCGCACTAGTTCCAATTGAAACTGGTGAATACTTAATCAGATCTCCATTATAGAATCCATGATTAGTAATGCTAATACGAGTTCCACTTACATCACTTGATTCAAAAGTTTTTCTTCTGTCAGTTGCATAGATTCTATATGATGGTAAAGATCCAGAAGTTACATAGAACTTTTGTCCATCGACATCAGAATAAGTATTCTGAACATTTGATAAGAATGCAGATACACTATTCGATGCAGAATTGCTAGATGCAAAATTAAGATTTCTTCTTACACTATATGTTTTAGATGTATTAATAGAACCAGAAGTTATATTAATCTTAAATTCCAGTGAACTAATAATTTGACTTACTGTTCCTTCAACGTTTGATGGAATTGCAGAACTCTCATCAACAAGAGTTACCGAATCATCCAACTGAAGAAGGTGTGGGCTAACAGTAGTAACATTGTTAGTTACTGTATCAATAACCGACTTGTTAGTATCAACTCTTTTTGCAACTTTTGTTTTGGTTTTTAAGTTATGCAACCAAGAATTCAATCTGTAGTTGTTAGCTGGAGATACATGACCTAAAGTTTTTGGTTTAATAATATCACCTGAACGCAAATAACCAACATCATTCAGATCAACACCAGAAACAACTGAGGTCAGACGGAAATAAACTGGTTTTGTAGAATCACCATCTTCAAATGCATATACAGTTCTCAGTCCTCGTACAAATTCCCCATCAGAGTAAGCTGATGTGATACCTGTTACACCAAAGAACTGATTTGAAGACTTACTTGTATAAGTAGCAATTCCTACCGTTTGTCCAGCACCAACGTACAGTGAGCCCGTGTTTTCAAAACCAAGAGTTGAATCTACGGTTACCACAGTGGCACCAATAGCTACATTTTTTAATAAAGTAGAAGATCCAGTTACAACAAACTCACCAGTTTCAGATCCTTTACTTAAACTTATAATGTAGTACTCTTTGTTGTTCTTTTGATATCTCTGAACATTAAATATCGAACCAGTTACTCCTTCGTTACCAGTTTGGTACAAAGTCTGTCCAATGACCTTTATTGGATCACCACTAATAGCTTCTGCAATTAAATCATCAGTTACAACATAGTCTGCATCAGATGGTGCGATCAAATATTCAATTGGTTTGATAACTTCCGATCTCTCATTGTAGAGAACGTTAAAAAGAATTTTTACAGCTTCATCAGTTCCCTTCGAAGCATAAAAATCTTTTGCCTGACGTAAAAAGTTTGCCTTGTCTACAGAGTTGTTGAGAGCTCTATCTTCAAATCCAGGTAAAAACTGTTCTTTGGTTTTTTTCCAAAATTCTCTTAAGAACAGATTACTTAAATTCTCAACTCTAGATGATGAGATGTGATCTGTTGCTGTAGAAGACGTAAATACCAGACTTTCTGGTTGATTTGACTTATGAAGGCTTTCTACACCACTAAATCCACGAATACACCCAGTAAACGTGTTTGTGGTTACACCCGTATATGTAATGATTTCATCACCGATCTTTAAAAGACCATATTTCTGCGGCCATCCAGCCGTAGAAGTCACACTGATAGTATCATCATAAGAAGTTACTGCACTTGTGCAAGTAGTAAATCCAATGAGATTATCGTTACCACTGAAAGTCTCTACCTTTTGATATTCATTTAAATTCGTAATGATATCAATTGGACCACCTTGGTATTCTTGTGCAAGGTAGTACTGTTTTAAGAAATCAATAAATAATGGACTTTCTTCTTGAACAAAAGAAGGTAATTGACTTCTAACGATCTGATTGATCTGGACTTTCTTGGAAGCGGTGTCGATCATTACTGTCTAATATATTTTCCGTTGGAGAAGCTAGAAGTGGAGATAAACCTAGTACCTGATGTATCAGCGCCTGTCGAAATTAAGTCTTCAACTGTACTAATGGTACTATTGGCAACAGAAAGTTGAACATAAAGATCTCTCAAACCAATGATATCGTTAGATTCGGGAATGGCTTGAACTTCAATTACATTGTTCGGTTTAACTGTTGACAAAATCCTTATTGTATCTATAAGGATTTCACCAGTGTCATATCTAACGGTTCCAATATTACTTCTTACGATTTCAACTACACCAGTTGAACTTAATCTAAACAAGAAAATTCTTCCTCTGGTCTCACTTACATAAGCATCACTCATATAAAGAGTTCCTCTAATCCCATCTACAGTAAATCCAGTAGATTTGATGTTATAACCCTCTCTACGATTGTGGAACTTGTTACCATAACAAAGTTCATACTGAGCAAAGTTTGCAGTGTCAGCTTCAAGGTCTCTACGAATAATTACCTTTGTAATATTTGATGTAATCGCAGTATCAGTATCATCAATAATTCTTTGAGCCTTACTGTACTTAAATCTGCCACCAAACTTGTTCAAATCCGAAGAGTTTGAATAGGTATTCAAAGAATTGATTACTTTTGTCCTCAAAACAGAGGTACTTGAGGTCATGTTTGAGTTATAATAAACAGTACTATCAATCTCAACAAACAGATACTTGAGATCGATAATTTCTGGTCTAATTCCAGCTACAGAATAACCCTTCAATTTCTCCAAAATTTGTCTTTTATCGAAATCAGAGACAAACTGACCCATTTTGGGTTTGATAGAGACAAATACCTTACCAAACTGAGGTGGAGTTGATTCTTCACCGCCATATGCAGTTACGCTTTCTGCATTTGAGTAAATTGTGGGAATGATTGCTTCATAGTCATTCGCAGTAACAGCACGATATTGAGATGCGTATACTCTTGGTGCTAGATTTTTGATTGTGCTGATGTTTTCAATCTCCGCACCATTTCTTGATGGTTGATTTGTGGTGATATCGGAAATTCCAGTGGTAATCAGTCCACCATCGTTATTGACCAACTTACCAGCAAAGGCAAAGTTAGCTACGCCATTACCATTTTGTCCATCACAGACAACATAAGAGGCTTTGACTACATTTCCAGAGGATAACTTCTTGCCAATTACCCCATCACCGAACAGAATTTCATATTTTTCGTCCTGAACTTCTTGGATTAGGAAAACTTCAGAAGTAGTCTTGATACCAACGATATTATCGACCATTGAATAGGTCTTTTCAGTAGATGAAGAGTTAGTATCCTTTACTTTGACTACAAGTGTTGAAGTATCAATAAATGGGTTTGGAAGAATGTATCTTTGATTTGACTGAGCGGTATCTACAGTGAATTCTTTGGTGAGATATGTTCCCTGTTTGATGTCTAATGTGAAAGATGCAATTCCATCAACAACTGGAGAAGTTACATCTTCAGAGATTGCAAAGGTATAGTTCGTATTTGCAAAATCTCCGACGGCCACAAGACCCGCCTTGAGGGTTACACTAGATTTAGTGGTTCCTGACCCCAGATCAACGAAAAAACTCACATTTGCGGTTGAGGCTCTTCTTGATGCAGGTACATAACCGATATTTCTTGCTAAAGCTACGACATTTTCGCGCAAAGTAGCGCTATCAATAAATGATTCATTCGCAACCATATTGGCATTATAGTTCGTAATGTACGAATTATAAGCCAGAGTGTCAATGAGAATGGACAGGTTAGATCCTTCAAAGTCAAAATCCGTAAAATTGGAGTTTGACCTCAAATATTCGCGTAGAGACGCTTTAATCTGTTCAAAATCGAGGTTTGTATATTGAGTGAACGCCATTATTCTCTAGTTGGTTGAAGAATAAATGTTACTTCTTGTGTCGGTAACGGTAATCCAATGATGTCGTAGGTAATTTCTACCGTAATTTCATTAGTATCGGGTGGATGCGATGCCAAAACCGACCTTAAGTTCACTCTTGGCTCAAAGTTTTTAATAGAAGTCTCAATTTCCACCTCTAATCTTGTCAAAACGTCACGATCAGCAGGTTCGAAGAGACTACTTCTTACCTCAGAGCCAATTAAAGAGTTAAATGGTCTCTCATTATTAATTGTTTCGACGAGATTTCTGACAGATCTCTTAATTGCATCCTCATTTGTGATTGCAACCACGTCATTAGTTACAGGATGCCTTCGGAAGGACAATGAAATATCCTTAAATCGACGTGATGTGCGAACGACAGGCATCTAACGATACAATTTTTCTGCTATATTTATACTATTCATGCCAACGCTCTACAAAGTCATCAAAACCACCAGCGCCTCCACATGGTCTTGACATTCTATCTTCAGGAACTCCGTACTTTTTCTTCTTAGCCTTGTCTAAAAGTGCATCAGAGGAAGGATGAGTGATCAATCTCATCCCACTTTTGATAAAATCTTGACCTAAGTCTACTGGATTTTGAGCCATTTTTCTGTCTTTATAGGAAAAACAGAACTTTTTAAGGGGTTCCTATCCCTAGTCAGCGTTTATACAACGTGGATCGCAAGGATTTTGTCCGCAATTTGGACAAATTTCACTTTCCTCAGGTGTTTTCCAGAAATATTCGTCCGTATCACCTAATCTACCCCATCTTACACCGTTCTCAACTTGGTAATATTTGGTAGAAACTTTGAAATCGGGGATTTTTGGTTCCTCTGGAGTGATCGAGAGGTCAAAAATACGCATTCTGTTGTTTGGATAGAGTGCAAATTGACCATTTTCAAGCTCAATGCAGTTATGAGACTTGTGTTCGTCTGGAATTTCACTCACGTTACAGTTAGTTATGTCCACATCAGGATGGAAATTATCTAATGTAAACAAATATTCACCTTTCATTGAGCCATAGTTGCGAGTTCTCAACTCAAAGTCCATGGATCCAATGAACTGTTTCTCAATACATCTGACACCATAGTCCATACAGTTCCAGAACTGTAGATTAGGAAGGTCTAGATCGGGGTCAGGCGTCTCTGGACGGGACACAAATGCACTGATAGGGAGTTTATCATACATTGCTGCATATTCAGGCAAGTATGTCTCAAAATAAAATGCGCGCCCAGGTATCGACTTAGCCGACACCCAGACGCCTTCTACAAACTCGCCATGACCGTCCTGTAGGTCTCTGAGGTATTCTTTACGAACCCAGACTTTCTGTGGAGGGAGATTGACGACTAGTTGACTCATTTTTTCTTTCTCTTTGGTTTATTCTTTTTTGGTAGTGTCCTTTTATCAATATAGGATTTACCATTTTTATGAATGTACCTTGGAGCCATTAGAGTTCCTCTTCAGCATCCGTTTGAATGACAAGATCACTAGTTGGATAAGCCACGCAAAGGAGTGCGTAACCGGCTTCCATTTGTTCATCATCAAGGAAGGTTTGATCCTCGTTATCCAGAGTTCCTTCAAGAACCTTACCGGCGCAAGAAGAACATGCACCAGCACGGCAACTATATGGAAGATCAACTCCTTGTTCTTCTGCTGCATCGAGGATGTAGGTGTCTTCATCACAGGTGATGTTTACGGTTCCTTCTGGAGTACGAAGTTCGATGTTATAACTCATTTTCCTTGACCTCGGTAACGCTTACGTGCTTTGTTTCGTGAAGTTGCGGCATATTTAGTGTGTTGACCGCAGCCCTGTCGAGTATTCTTCGGTTTCGATTGAATAATTGTTTTCCCTGTAAGGGATGCTTTCAGTTTAGCCATTCTCAGGAATTTTTTCTAAGGTGATGGTAGACGGGTCAGGTGAACCCGTTTCAAAGTATTGTACAGAGAGGTCCTGGATCATGTCAAGGGCTTCATCCTCATTACCCGAGAAGACTACGCGCCCTTCGACACAAACTCTAAAAACTCCCTCAGATGACGCGAGTTTTTTCATGCCCCACACGGATACGAGGATCACACCAGATCTCCATGCCTGCTTTCTTTGCATCGAGACAGAAGCTGACATCCTCACCACACATGTCCTGAACCTCACCAGACTCGAAGACTTGCATCTGAGGTGCAAACCAAGGATA